CGTTATAAGCAATAAAATTTGCTACGTTACTGCATCTAATGGAAGTTTGGATTCCAATTCATACACCCTTGCCTCAAATTCATCATGTAACCATTTCCAAGTTAATTGTTGTCCAAATGATATTATTTTACTAATACCTTTAGGAGCATGTTTAGTACTTCTAGGTATCCAAGTACCATATAATTTTGTAGTACCTGGAGCTAACATAGCTTTGTGGGATAATTTATACCCATCAGTTAAATATAAACTGTTTATTTTAAAACTCATATTTAATTATTTTATATTTGTTAATGGGTAACAATCTGTTAATGCTTCTACAACATCTTTATAACTTACAGTATCAGTTGATGAGCCTGAAGGTGCTGATTCGATACATTCTTTAATAGCAGCTTGTACATGAAGTTTGGCAAAATTAATCATCGCAGTTAATACTATATCCAAAGATTCATGCACATCTTCAACATCATCTGTTGTTATATAAACACATTTTTTTAAATACTCTTCTGCTGTTGGTATTTTTTCCATATTAAAATACATTTAATTGTTTAACAAGAGTTTTATAATTCTTAACTAAAGTTGCTTGTGATAAATCAATATCTTTATAACTATTAGTACAATAAATTCCATCAAAATATTTACTTAATTCATCAAAACCTTTAGAAAATATCCCATGAGTTACAATAAGGTAACTGTTTTTATAGCCTTTAATTTTTTGTAATTCTTTTACACAAAATATAAATGAACCAGCACCATCAGCTATACCTTCTAATAAATTAATTAATTTTTTCATTTTTTAAATCTTTTTCTAATTTTATAATTTGTAATTCTTCATTATACCAATATTTTAACAATTGTTGCATATTAATTAATAACATAATCATGGAACTACCATTTGTACTTGCATATGCTTGTTTAAATACAAAAAATTCTTCAGGTATATTTATAAATCCTTTTTCAAAGTATTTTAAATAATTTTCTTCTATATCTAAGAGAAATTGTTTACAATTATGTCCTTTTTTATTAATAATAGCATCTCGAACTTCAAACATTATTTGTTTAAAAATATTAACTTTTTCTTCTAATGATATAGATGTAACATCTATCGTAAAATGATTTAAATCATACCAATTTCTAAAAAATATTGTTTCAATAATATCCTGTATTCCAGATATACTTTCTACTTGGCAATTATTAGTAGGATAAGTAAATACTTTAAAACCTAGAGGATTATTTGTATGTGTAATTATTACCAATAGATGTTCTGATTCTATTCTTATCTTGCAATGTGGGTATATATAATACCCATCTTTAGTAGTTACGTTATAAGTTTTTCTCATAATTAAATTTTTAATAAATAGTAAGTTGTAAATAATTGTACGTAGTGAAGCACTTGATCAAATCCTACAGATACAAAGAAGTTATGTACTTTACCTTCCTTCCATAATCTACTATTTAGTCTACTTGTAAAGTAATCTGTTATCCAATGGCATCCAAATGTTATTATAGGAAATAACATACCCATAACAGGATTATTATAAACTGTACAATACCATAAACTAACTAATGACCATACTACGGTATACATTATTACATGTGATGTTAAATGTTTATTACTTTTACTTTTATTCTTTGCATCTTCATCTGTTTGTAATACAAAATCAGCAAACCAATGTATCAAAATGATACTAAATATTTCTATTAAATTCATATTTTATAATTTTTAATTAATAAAAAATCCCAGCCTTTTATTGACTGGGATTCTTAATGTTGTTAATTCTTATATTATTTATCTTTATTAGCCCATGCTAATAAACCTACAGTAAAGTAATGACCACAACTTTGACAATGACGTTTCATTTGATGTGTACCACTAGCTGTAATTTTATATCCTTTTGAATAAGAGTTATCACTACCACAAGTTGGACATGAACATTTACCATTACCTTTTAAAACACCTATATGAGTTTTAGGTTTAGAATATCCTTTAAACACGTTATAGATTTTTTCTAGTAATAATACATCACCTTTACAGTAAGTAATCATTTTATTTAAAGATTCTTTACCATTATTTTCAATAATATCTTTCCATAATCCAAAGCCACCTGTATCTACTTTTTTACCTAACCCTAAAAATTGACCAATATAGTCCAGTCTATGTGAATTAAATTTAAAGTTCTGTCTTGATATCTTAAGTGTATCTATAGTCTTAAATTCAGGCATATAAAATATACCATGATATAAAGCTCTTGCTTTAAACCATTTCATATCAAATTTATCTGAATTATGTCCAATAATTTCATCAGCTTCAGTAATAATATCAAAGAATTTTCTAATCATTTGTTTATCATTACCTTTATCCCAATATAAAGAATGTACTTCTTTTTCATGTTCCCATTTATAACAAATACATATTACAGCTCTTTCAGTAATAATATTTTGGTAATCAATCTTTAAATCATAACCTATATTCCATGTATATACTATATTAGGACTAGTTTCGATATCAAAGAATAACCGTTTAATAGATCTCTCTTTTAATACTTGCTTAGAAGCTTCTTCAAGTTTTTTACCCCATACAGTTGATTTAAAACTCTTTTTAGGTACTTTTGGTATAAATACCTTACTAGGGGCTTTAAAAGGCCCGTAATCAACTCTAGCTTGTTTTAAAGCTATCTCGATATCCTTTCTATCATTCTCTAGATCTGCAGATTTTAAATTACATAATTGATTAAGACCTTTTTTAAGATAGCCAGGTCTTTCTAATAACCAATCATATATAATCTTTTGTTTCTTATTTAGATTCATTATATTTGTTTATATATTTTATTTCTATCATCTATAACCTGTTTGGTTAGGATACCATCTAGTAGCATTAGAGCATTAGCTGCTATATGTGCTACATGATGATAAGATGATTCATCAATATCTTCATTTAAAAGATATTTATTTAAATGCCTTTCTAAAGCATCTGTTAAACGACTAGATTCTATAGAACCTGAATAATTATATTTACCGTATTCTTTAGCTCCATAAGACATTACTTTAGCTACTTCTAATAAAGCTAACCTAGGTATATTACTATACCCAGGCTTATCTTTATCATTTTTTTTAGCTTCTAAAACAATATCTTTAATAGTATCTAATCGTTGTTTTGTATCATATAATTCTTTATTCATATTATTTATAATTTGTGTTTATAAACTAATTCACACATTATTTTTAGATCCCACAAATTCCTTTACCTGTTATATCACAAACATCGTGAAATTCTTCTTTAAATTCTTGACCTTCATGTTGTAAAGCTTCTTCATAAGATACTGGAGTTAAAGGTTGACCACCTCTTGATCCATCAGGATAACAAGTAAAACCTCTTAATCTTGGTGCGTATTTTGCAAGTATTGCAGCAAAATCTAACACTTTAGTATCATTATTTAATTCTGTACCCCATTTAGGTAAGTTAATTGTAGATGAAATGCTCATATCTACATAATCTTGTATATCTGCTTGAAACTTTATTCTTCTTTCATAATCTTTAGCCAAATCTATTGCTGTTTCAATATTATCTGGTTTAAGGCCATATTTAGTAATAAGTATTTTAGCAGTACCATCAATTACATATTGATAATGCCATTCTTTCTGCCCTTTTAGATATCTTCTTTTATAGGCTACTGCAAATAAGGGTTCAATCCCTGTTGTCGTACCTGCCATAATGCCAATTGTCAATCGTGTTATCGTAGCTTTTTAATTACTACTTCAATATGTTTCCATATTGTTCAGACTATATCTTTATCCTACCGTCTTGTAGGATATTGGGCGCTCGTGGATATATTATATTCTAATTTAAATTAAAGCTACGTGAGGAATCGAACCTCTAGACTCTTTATTAGTAGCATAATAGTTTAAGATTACAGCACCTGCTTATCAGATTTTACTTACGATAGTAAAATGTCAACACCAGTCTATAATTTAAATTAGTTTCAATATCTAGTCGTTGCTCCTTTATTAACCTTTTAGATTAATACTTGGATCAGTATTATCATTATATTTTGCTATTAATTTGCAAGTTTCTATAAAATAATTGTTATCGTAAGCCATTTTCATTTTGTTAATATCTTTATGTATCCATTGTACATTAGATTCTATATATCCAATTGAAGAATTAATTCTATCAACTGATGCTGTAATGTAATTAAAATCTGGATTACCATTTTTTATCTTCTTAGATAAATTTATAGGAATTCCTGATAAAGCGCACCTATGATTTTGTTTCTCTAATAATTCCCATAAGAATTTTTGAGTTATTTCAAAATCTAAATTCCTTTCAGTAGCTTTACTCTTTATATGGCTAAACATAGTAAGATTTAAATCTCCTATACACTTACCTTTCCATAAAGCTCTAAACTCTTTAGGTAACTTTAACTTTTTACTAGCACAGGAAGAGCAAGATTTACTTTTATTATTTACTAAATTGTAATAATAAATCTCCTTTTCTATACCACATTTACATTTACATAAAATGAACTTTTTACTCTTTTTAACAATAATATCTCCTATTACTGTCCAATCATTATATTTTACCATTATTCCTATCTTATAATACAAAGATATGTATAATTTCAATAACTTTCAAATTTATTTTCAAATATTTTAGACTTCCACTGAATTCACCCATTATATTTTTCTATACATTACTGTATAGCCTAGCTACAATTAACCAGTTGGTGCAATAGCTCTATATGCTACAGGTCTATTTATTTTTAATTCATCAGCCAATTTATTAGCTGAATCTTCTGAAATGTCTTTGTAAATTTTTAACCAATCATGTAATTCTGGGACTACTTCATATTTATAACCTCTTTTAAGAAGCCATTCATGAACACCCATTAAACCTAATCCTAATCTTCTATTCTTTTCTCTAACTTCATATACCTTTTTATAAGGTAAATCAGCTATCATAGTTCCACATAATAGAAATTTAGATACTAGTTCCACAATACGATTAAATTCTTGAATCGATTCAATATTAGCTAAGTTAATACTTGCTAAATTGCAAACATCACTATCATCTTCTGAAGTTACTTCAGTACATGCATTACGTAATGTTTCATTCTCTTTAGCTCCAAAATTGAAGCTAAATCCTGGCTCCCCAGTTTTTAATGCCTGTCTACAATTCTCCACGAATGTAACAGGTAATTTACCATCAGATAATTCTGCTAAAAACTCATTATCATAATTTAATGAGATATTAGTCATATCTAATGGTGCTGGATAATTAAAGTCTTTTTCCTTTAATTGCCCAATTGTTAAATTATTCCCATCATCGCCATAAGCTCCACTTACTGGCATGGAATACCAATCTTTACAATGTAAAAATTCATTAACATCTGGATGTTTCCAGTTTAATGATGCGTAAATTGCTGATCTACGACTTCCTCCCTGCATTACTTCTCTACCAATCTCATTGATCATTTTCATCTTTGAAATAGGCCCAGAAGCAGTTCCTCCTGTTTTTAATATAGGTGATCCCTTAGGCCTATATTTACTATAGTCATTACCTATTCCACCACCAGTCATTAAGCATGATTCTGCTTTCCATGATAAGTTTGCCCAATCTTCCCTACTATCTTCCTCACTCCTTAACAAATAACAATTGTTAAATGCTTTAAAAGGTCTACCACAATAATATAAATATCTACCACCAGCAATGAATTTCATCTCTGTATGATATTTCTTTAATTCCTCCTTCTCTTCTGTAGATAAATAAGTTCTACATACATCTTCTATTAATGTATTAGATAGTTCTCCCCAATCATTTGCTTTATCATGTTTATACTTGTAATTAAAAATATTCTGACTAAATTCTGTTCTAAAGTGCTGCATCATATTTGTTATCTTCTTGTTTGTTTTCTAACTGTTCTATTGTCTTGTATATTTCTTTGTCTAAATTAGGTGGATCTAATACTTCTTTTATAAGTTTTAAACCTTCCTTTATACTATTTTTATCATATAAACGTTCTGCTATTTGTAATCGTTTATATTCTTGTGGATATATAACATTATACTCAGTAACTGTATAATTATCCTTTATTATTTTTCTACCAAAGTAGTTAGTTATTACAGTTTTATAAGATTCATCAAAATTACTATATTTTCCTTGAATAAACAAATTAAAGTTAGTATTATATTTATCAGGAATTTTAAATGAAACGACTATTTCATCTTCTAAATCTAGATAATCTATAATATGTTTATTTGTTGATTTAAGATGTTCATTGTAATTATGAAAATCTATATTGTAATCTTCAGTTTTATCAAATACTATATATACTTTATAATCCAAGTCTATATAAGCATTTATAAAATTATTTGGTAGATTTTTATGATTTACACCTACCATAGGTAGTATAAATGTAGCACAAAAATTTGTTTTTTTATGTTCTAGTTTTCTCCTCTTATTCACTTAGCACCTCTATCTTATTTAGTTTAACATTATCAAAAACAGTTGAATCAACATTATCAAGTATTTTTAAACATCTATAATTTGTATAAAAATTTATAATACCTTTCTCTTCTCCGTATATTTCACAATATTTATCTAAAACAGTACCTCTTAAACTAGAAAATAATTTTTCATTCTTTATTATTTTATCTGCGTAGGCTGGCCCTATACCTTTTATTCCTTTTATATTATCTGCAGTATCTCCTACCATCATAGATTTATAAAAATATATTTGAGCTTCATTACTTGTAGTAGTAACAAATTCATTTTTACGAGGATTATAATGAGTACCTTCTAAATAAAGTATATCTTTATCTGGTGATACTATTATTACATCATCTTTACTATATTTTTTATAAGATAATACTAAATCATCTGCTTCTAATCCTTCTAAACCATAGAAATTATATTTCTCTACCATATATTTCTTAACATCATTAAGATATATAGGTAATGAATCATACTTTCTATTGGCTTTATAACTTGGATATACAGAATATCTAAAACATTTACCTTTAGTTATAAATCCATTAAAAGCTGTAGCTCCTATAGAATTATTGATATTTGTTATAAGATTATCGCAATCTTCTAAACATTTATCAAGTGGTTTTTCTATAGTATTGCCATTAGCTCCTTTTTCTTTACTATGGCACACATAAAAAGGAATAAAGTCCGCATCCCATGTTGCTATTCTATTCATCTTTTATCTCTGATAGAATATATCTATCCTTTAGTTCTTGACTAAGTTGTTGTATACTAGTTTTAGTAGCATTAAATAACATTTTATTACCATTAGCCCTTTCTAGAGTATTAATAGCAAAATCTGAATTATCTAATACTTTAACAATCTGCTTAATCTTTTCATCGCTTAATTTAGGCATTTTTTTAATTTATTAATATAATCAGAATCTTCTGCATATTTTATATCTTTTAAAAAACGATAATAATATTCTCCACTATTATATCTTTTTTGTTGCCAAAGTTTATATGCTAAGCAGCTTTCTTTCCAATTATTGTATTTAATATAGCCATTTTTACCTCTAAATCCAAATAAATTATTATTTTTTAGAAATAAATTAGATGTAAAATTACCTGTTTCTAATTTAGCCTGAGCATAAACTATATTTACATGATGTATACCTAATATACTTAGTTCTTTTTTAAACTTTATAGTATCGAATTTAGTATCTTTAAATTCTACTTTAACTACTCTTTCTTTACGCACTCCATAATCTACTGGAGCGTCCATAGTTTTGTTGTTACTAAAACAAGCTAATCCTACTACTATTATAATAGCTACCCACATAAAAGGTGCATAATATTTAAATTTATTTCCAATCATAATTATTTATTTAAGTTTTTCAATAAGTTTATTAACATCAGTATCTCTAATGATTTCTTTATTAGTTAAAGTTCCATTAAGATATTGATTGGCTATACTTCTTTTTACAGCATTCCAATATCCTGTATAAGGATTATAATGCAAGTAATAATCATATAGTTTATCCATAATATTTACTCTTAATTAATTCTATACATTTAATTACATTCTGTTGATTATTAGGTTTATAAAGATCTACATTATAGTTATTTCTAACCAAATAATCTTTAAACATCTTCCATTTTAAGGGAACATTTTGTTACATCACAGTCTTGCGATGATTAGATCATTTCTGTCTAATTCTACATCTTTAGTTATACATGCAGAGCAGACTATACCATCAACCTATTTGAAATCATCTATAATCAAAATTATATCTTCTTTCATATCATCTGAAGTTCTAATTCCTCTTCTATATCTATATACAGCCTCTAAAATTAATTTATCTTCTTTAGATAGTTTAGGTTGCTCATTGGTAGTCGTTGAGGGCTTACTAAGTAATTTAATCTTATTAATTAACTCTACAACATCTAAAAATACTCTGCCATTATACTCTCTTAATTTAGATTTACCTTCTTTAAGATCGTTAAAAGCTTCTTTATCTCTTGTTTCTAATCCAAATTCTTCATTACATTGGTTAATACATCCAATTATAACTTCTAATTCATAATCTGTTAATTTCATAATATTATTTTTAAATTAGTTAATCTATCCCTGCTGATTGTCCTCGTAAGGAGTTTCCAGCATATTCTGAGTTATTCAATAGCCATCTCTAGCTAAGGGCGCTTCCTTTAGGTTTTGGCCCAGCTTTACTTTTATCAGAAAGTCTTTTAAAATACATTCCATAGTATAGTAAACCATCATTTAATCTATATCCTATCCTACTTTTACAAGTACGAGGTATTTTTAGATCATCCATAGCTTCCCATATAGAATTGTATTCTTTATAAAAACTGTCATTGTACACTGCAATTTTAGTATAGTGCTTACTTTGTTTAATTTCAAAGCTATTACTGTAAGACCAGAATAATCCTTTACATCTACCTTTTATAAAGATAGCTTTGGGAATATTACTTGATTTACAATCTACTATACTAGCAGCATTTTTAACATTTTCATATTCTATAATCTCTTTAGTATGCTCATTAAATGAATATACTTTACGATCTATAGTTCTTTTCTGATATTTCTGTATTGCTTTACAAACATTAAATCCACCATCATTACCATTTACTAATGGTAAGTTCTTATTTTGAGTTATCCAATAGATTTCTCTATTATCTAATAACTCTTTAGTACAATTATCAATTTCTTCTAAGATTATTAATTCTGGTAATAAATTATTTCTTAATACCTTTTTTAACCAATTAACCTTTTTAGTGTTATATCTTGGTTTTTTAATCTCGTTTAAATGATTATTATATCTATAAGAAGGTTTTTGTATTGTTTGTCCAATATACCTTATTTTATTAATAATTGGGCATTTTAAAGCGTAAATATATCCTTTCATATCACAAAGATACAAAATAATAGGATACACTAACGAAATAAAGTATAATAAGCAATGTTATAAATTTAACGCATCATTACTATAACCTTTAACTTCTAATACCCATCCTGTTTTTTCTTCATGATCTATATTAGTAAAATCTGGTAAATAAGATATAGATCTAATTTTATGGTCTACATCATCAAAATATTTAGCTTTACCTATATCTTTCTTATTTGTTTCAAAAGCTTCTATAGATAAATTAGGAAACTCGAAAGCTTCCATTAATATAAATTTATCTTTCTCATATTTAAAATCGTTTATATCAGCTTCTAATAGCTTATTATAGGTATATAATTCAAGTTTAGATCTGAACTTTAAACCGTTTGACAATTCTAAAGATTTTGTATTCCTAATCTTACTACTATTCTTAGTTATTTTAGTAACTTTACTTCTAATCTTTCCTCTTTTCCTTCGTTTATTACTCATCTTTTAAGATTTGAGCTACTAATCTATCAAATGTGATAATATAGTCGGGTTTTAAATAGTACTTATTTAAGTATCTAGTTACTATAACCCCATAAGCATCTGTAGTTTCATCTACTAAAAGTATAAAACTTTGTAAATTATCTAGATGAATATCTATATTATTATTTGTAATAGCTTGTATTTTATCATTTGTAAAATTACATATGATAATATTTGATGTTGGTAGCCCTATAGCAGCTCCAACTGTTGAAATATATGATGAACTATCATCATTTGAAATGATAAACACATCATACTGATCATCAGACATTAAAACTTTTAGAAAATTTCTAAAACCTTCAATTTCATAATTATCAGTTATTTCAAAGCTTACTCTGATTGTTCTTTTAGGCATAATTGTTGTATTTTTGCATCTATTTGTTGTTTAGCTGTTTGTAAATCATTTGTTTTTATGAAATCACTTAAATCTTTTGCACCATCAATAAAGAAATATTTAAACCCATACTGAGATTCTAAACGTTTAGCACCCCTTATACCTTCAGTATCATTATCATAATTTACTATTATATTATCAAATCTTTTTAAAAGCCTTGCTACAAAAGAACTTTCAAGTTTATTTGTTTCACCTTGTAAAGATATAGCATCATAGCCTAATAACCTAAAACTCATACAATCTTTTAAAGATTTTGTAAGTATTAAATTATCACCATGTAATGATAGCTGGTCATAACCTTCTATATCCTTGGCACTACCACCATTAAATAACCATTTATATTTCTTATCTGCATATGGAAAATATATTTTATATGAATATTCTCCATCTGTACAGAATCTATAAGCATAAATAGGATTACTATTAGTATAGTTATAAGTAGTAACTTTATCACCTTTATAGAGATATACTTGTTTACACGAGAATACATTATATTCTTCAAGTAAAGTAAGAGGTATCTTATATTGATTCCAATAGTTATAATCAGTTATTGTAAATGGTTGTGATTGTATTTCTATTCTTGTTTTGGGCTTGATAGTGATTGTTTCGTCTAATTGTATGATTCGTTGTTGTTTATTTGTTAATAATTGTATATTATTGAGTTTAAAATCATTAGATATGATAGTTAAACATTCTTTAAATGTACAATTATATTTCTTCTGTATATATTCTATAATAGATAAATTATCTCCATTTCCAAAATCTTTATAACGTAAAGATCCACCCTGCGAACAGTAAATTCTACAGGATGGATTCTTATCGTTATATAATTCAGATTTAAAAGATTTATCTACTTCTTCAAAGTTATGGCAATAATATTTCCATAGCTCATAATTTGATACTTTAGAATATATATCTTCCAACTTTATGTTGGTATATGCATCTTTTAAATCAAACATAGTTTAATATTATAAAATAATAGGCTGTTTTTTACTTTAACCTCGGTTTCATTTACCCGCTTCCTTACGGCACCTATTATTTTAATTATTTATTAGAATGGTAAATCTGCTTTAGCATCTTCAGGTGAAAATGCAGGCGATGTTGTTGTACCAGTAAATGGTTTAACATCACGTGCAGCATCAAAACGTAAAGCTGTTTCATCTGCAGGTACAGTTAAAGATTCTACTCTATCTAAAGTAGCATAAACAGTACCTTTTTCACTTGTTTCTCCTTTGAATTTAGCACGTAAACTACGCCCTACTAAAATAGCAGATAGTTTAGTTACTAATTCTTCTTTAGTATTTACTGCAATCATGTTTTTAGCATCTTCTTCAGAAACATTTTTACATGCTACAATAATATCTACTAAATTTCGTGCTGTAACAGCCCATCCAGAAGATTTCTTACCTGGTTTAGTATCAGTAGATAAGAACATACGTCCAGATTTACCCAAATCCCCATTTTCTGACTGAGTTGTTAATGTAATATAAGGCACTTTAGCCTTACTTGATTCTTCTAATACTACTCCTGTAATAGTTACAATAGCAATACCAGGTTTTTGATAGCTTGTTGTTAGCTTTTCGCTAGCGTCATTTAAATTAAACATATTATATTTACTTTCTTATATTATTATTTGTTATATTCATTAATTTTACTAATTACATAATGTAAATCATTAGGTATTTCTAATTCATCAAACATACCTCGTGGTGATTTAGCTGTAGTAGCTCCATCAGTTTGTGTTACAAAGTAGTATTCCATCCCTTCTTTACCTTTCTTTACTTTAGTAAATAATACAGTAGTAAATAAACCTTCTAATGTAACTACATTATCGATTAATTTACCTGCAGTTTTAGCTCGTACTTTACGATCTCCCATAGTATCTGTAGATTCATCATCATGATTAATATACACTACTATAAGATTTTCTCGTAACTTATTATGTAAATCTGCTACTGAATAAATATTTTTTCCAATTGAAGTAAATTTAGCGAATCCAGTTTCTGTGGCTCGCTGCATAAACTCATTTGCAGCCATATATTGAAAATCCTCTACAACTAAAGTAGTTATATGAGGCATTTTATCACTTACATGCTGCATTGTTGCTAATATAGTTGCAGGATTATCAGTTCCAATATAATTACCTTGTGGGTTATCTTTGGATAATAATGTGTAACTATTCTTCCATCCCTTAAAAGGGAGAGGCTTATTTTTAACGTTAATAATAAACGTACTCTTCGGGTCTAAGTATGCTAATGAGGTAGATTTACCACTTCCACTAGGCCCTATAATTAGTACTCCTTCTGCCATCTTGTCTTGTCTTTAACTTGTTACTAGAATGCACGTTTAATTGCTTCTACTTTTGCATAATCTTGATCTGTCATATCTAAACCTCTAGGTAATTCAGAGAAGGTTCCCACTTCTCCTATAAATTGCATACCTAAAATTTTATCTGCTTCTCCATCACGATTTTTGAGTATCGATAAGCTTCTAAAACGTCCTTTTAAACGTCCTATATTATAATCTCTAAATGCGGGTATTTCGTATCTTTGTGGAGAAAAGAGTGCTAATACTACATTGGCGTCTTCTTGAGTGTTTCCAGATTCTTTGAAATCACTAAGTTGAGGCTCTACTCTGTCTAATCTAAATCGATCTGCACTTGACATAGATCTATTTAATTGTTGAACTAATACAGGAGAAAAATTACATTTATTTCTAAGCATAATCATGTAAGCCGATAGCTTGTCAATTACTTCTTTTTTATTAAATTCTCTCTCTTTCCTGGTTAATCCAATATGGTCTACTATTGGTAAAACATATAGATTTTCATTATTAGGCTTATAAGTTTCTTTTGTAAACTCATAATTACCATTAGCTATTTTTTCTATACCTGTACCATTTTCACTAGCAATTTTTAATAAGTCATTCCATATACCTGTAGGATTTTTTGGTAAATCTTGTACCAAAAGTATATCTTCTAATTCATCTAGTATTGGTAATTCTTTCTTAACTAATTCATAGTGATCTGTAGATATTCTATATTTACCTCTTGATAATATATAATTAATATCTAGCAATATACCATATTTTTTATAGATACGACGAGCTAAATATTTAGTTGCCATATCCTTTTTGGGAATTTCAAACGAATAATAAGGTATTATTAACCTTATATCTGTGTTTTGTTTATTGTCTAAATACCAGTCTATAGGATTATAAACAAACATATCATTGGCGAAGGCTGATTTTCCAGTAGAAAGCTCGCCTCCAACCAAGTAATATGTTGATAATTGTATATTTGGTATAAATTCTGTTAATTTATTGTATCCATGAGGTATACCTTGATTTAATCCAAGGATACCTCTTTCTATTTGTTTGTTTAATTGTTCCTTAGATATCATCTGTGAAACTTGGCGGCTTGCTTGTAAAGTTACTTGTTTTATTTATATCTTCCAAATATTGTTGATAATTTTTTTGATGTAACCAAGTTGCTAATTCTTGCATATACATCGTAGAACCTGACTTAATTTTTTCCTCATAATACAAATCAGCGGCTTTGCACAATATATCATGTGTTGTTTCCATCATCAAATTACGATAGAGCTTTCTACACCTCGCTAGGTCACTGTGTAACCTTCTAGGTACTGACTTCCCAGGCACCTTTACACTGCTAGGATAATGTGTACGAAATTCTTCAAATTGATTCTCTGCTTGTAAAGGTTTACGGTTACTCAGTAGCGACTCTCCTTTGGCAGTCAAAGATAATAACGTGAAATATATTTTACCATCGTTTGTATTAACAGTGATATAACCATCATTTTCTAATTTAGTAAATACTTCAGTAGGTATTTTCTTACAATTATTAATATAAGCAGAAGATAATTCTTCATCATTTGTGTATAGACAATACAATACGAAATACGCCTCAAATCCAAGTTTATTTTCTATTAACGTATTAATATCTACTTCAAATGTTAATTTGTTCATTTATTGTTTTATTAGTTGTTACATACTTAGATTCTTAAACTGTAATTCTAAATCATTTGTAAATTCTTCTAATGTAGGTTCAAAATAAAGCATTAAATCGTCTATAGATACTTCAAAATTATACTTCATCTTTAATAGTAATATAATATTATCAAATGGTTCTTTATAATTTATACCTAATTCGTTAAGATAAATATGTATTAATTGTTGTTTTGTTGATTGAGGTAGTTCATTTCCAGTATTTTCCATAGTTCTTCTTGATTTATATAATAAATATTAGTTTTATCAAATTCTTCCTGGGATTTCCTAACCCATTTCTCTTCTTGAGTTCCTTTTACATATAATCTTATTACAATAGCCTTTTTATATTCAACAAATCTACATGAACGTCCTATACGTTGTATCATATCTTTAACTTTGCTATTACCTGCCGTAATAATAGCAAACTCAATAGTATCTATTGATAATCCCTCATTAAGTGCCCTCACTGCAGAAATATACCTAATTTTAGTACGTTGGTCGTTTAAACGATTAATAGCAGCTAACTTTTCGGATTTTTTCATCTTGGAATGGTACGAAATGGCTTTTTCATTATTTTCTATCAGCTTATGGCACTGAAGAATAGATTCACTAAATATTATTCCATTACTATCTGGAAAGTATTTAAGTATGTTCTGTGTACAACCTATTTTATTAAAAGCATCATTAAGAAGAGTTTGCCTTTTTTTAATAGTATTTCTAAAGATAATGGCATTACGCTTATTTTCTTCATTTTCCTCAGTGAGGAATTTAATACTATTAGAATAAGCTTCAAACCTACCTCCTAATAATTTCTCATAATATAAATATACATTAAGCAATTGATTGTATTTAGCTAACTCTTCAGTAGTTAAAGGTATTTCAACATTGTAAATTGTAAATGGGGATATAATACCTAATTTAACAGCTTCATCTAAAGTTAATTTATAGCTTATTGGAGCTATTTTATTAAGAAATTCTAATCTTTTAGCATCTATAGAAGCTGATAATCCTAATATATAACGATACTTATTGTTTTCAAAAAACTTAAAGTATTCATAATTAATTTCACCATTTTCAGGTAAATAATTATGTATTTCATCACATACTACTATATCAAATTCTTCATCTACCCACTTATAGACTGTTTGTATACACTCTATACGACACTTACTTAATAAATGCTGTAATCCAAACTTTTTAAATTCTTTTGGAAATACATCATCCCTAATTATTTCAGTAGGAACTATTATTAAACATCTAAAATTATTCTTATCTATATTTTTATGATTATATAAATAGTTAATTATAGATAATGCCATATATGTTTTTCCAAAGCCAGTGGGTAGATTTAAAGTGCTTTTAGGATTAGATATCCAAGCTTCTAGAGCTTCTGCTTGTTTTATAACCCTATTATTGTTCATAATTATCTAATTTTTTTGATCAAATAAACTTACTATAGATTTAAATGGCCCATTATAACCATTTAATTTAACATCATTAGAGTCAATTGGTGTATTATATTCAGCATATAATTTTTCATATCTTTCTAATAACAATTGTAATGCTTTTTTACAATAGGATTCTCCGTAAGGCCTATACCAAATTAAATCTTCATCTTTCTTTAATCCACTAGTATTTGCTGCTAATACACCTTTTAAAAAGTTAATATTACTAATATTAGGTACAGTTTTCACATCTACTAATTCTTTATAATCACCATAAATATTTTTATACTTTTCACCATTAGGTATATAGTAAAATTCATTTACCAATTCTTTAGTTTTTATACCTTCAGAAATAGTTTTATTTATAGAATTTAATTTAAATTCTAAGATATGATGTCCAGCATCTGGATCAAATGAATTATCACTTAAATTTTTCAATAATAATCCTTTTTTATGTTGAGGTAAAGTATTATTATAGACTTTTTTCTGTACAAATTTAAAATGACTAACATTTTCAGGAGTTAATTTAATATAAGAATTATCTAATAATATAATACTACCATCTTGTTCAGTACTATATTTAGGTAATGTATCACCAAATCTACTATTTAAAGCGGTCGTTTTAACTTCTTTAACTTCTTCCCTCTTTTTTTCCTCGGACGAGTTTTCAGGGAATCCAATTCTCGTCCCTTGGTGTTTTCTCCAATTATAACCTCCTTTATCATAAGTAGCTACACAATAACCACTATTAGAATGGAAATAGCCATTATGCTCTATAAATCTACCCATCATTTCTAAATCCCTATCAGCTTCAGGAAATAAAATACAGATTTTATCTGTACCTATACATCCTTTAAATATGAATTGAAAGTATTCAGGATCTTCTTTATATAAATTAAGCAAATTTTTATTACCTAAAACATATCTAGCAAAGGCATAAGTATCTGAAAAATCTTTATTTCTCCACATTAATTCGTGGATATATGAAAACATTCCATTATGCACCATTGCTGGTTTATCGATAGATAGATTAACTGCTTCAACTTCTAATGGAATATCTGAAATAACAAATGGATGGGTATTTTCAGGTGATATTTTACCACTAGTACCTGTCCTATGATGGATAACTAATTCATCATCTTCTGTTAGATTTAATGATGCTAATTTATCTATCATTGCTTGTATATTAAAGTAACCTTTATCTATATGAACTACTCCTTCGTTAGGTCTTTTATACATAAATCCACTTCCGTCTGTATTATACTCAGCACCACTGCGTATAAAATCATAAACTTCTTTGGTATTTTTCTGTGTACCTTTTTTGGCCACGCTTATTAAACACATATTATAAATTTTTAATTGATAAATTATTTTCAATCTCATTATCTACATAGTCTGTAGCTTCAATTTCTTCTGGGCTATTCGATATATCTGCAAATTTAGCTCTACGTTTAGCTATATAATTATTTAATTTAGCATGATTTTTAGGATATACTATTTCTATTATACGTTCTAAATTCATACTAAAATCTCTATATAACTCCTGTTTATGATTCTGCACAATATCTACTAATGCTATACATATAAATAACCAATTTTTTATTTTGGTATAAGATGTAGTAGCACTCATAGGTCTAAATTCTATTGTATAGATACCATTTTTACGTGTATTAAATACTGCAGGAATAAAATTTACCCAACAATATCTATACGCAGAATGATCATATCCACATTTATGCCCCTTAGGATGGTCTTCTTTTTTATTAATACGATCATTACAAAAATCTTTTTGAGATAATAAATTTATAATATCATTATAGTAATAATCTAAATAATATTCTCTTTCTGAACCTTGTAAATTTTCTATATTAAAAGTTAATGGAGTTAATTTTCTGCAATATTCATTATTACTTCTAGACTTAGGTAACATACTAAATATTTGATCTTCTATATTTTGGTATAGATGATACATTAATATAATATTTTCTTTATTAAAATCTACATTACCTATATGATTATGTACACCGCATAATTTATTAATCATACAATATTTACTTAAAACATTAGATAATTTACGTAATTGTAATAATCCTAAATCTCCATAAAGAACATCCGTTACATATTCTCCACCAAAAATATCCCCAGCCTCATCTTTTAAAGAACCATCATGAACTGCACTATAAAAAATATCTTTATCAAAACGTTCAGGAATCATCCCTGAAGAAGTTTCAATTTCTACACCATAAGTATATTTCTTACCCCACATAGCAGAATAAAGTTTAGGTTTATTCTCCATATAATGATTGAAATTATTGAGTTTATCTATCTTATGCTTACGATATAAATGTTTTCTATATTTCTTTAAGTCTGTAGCTTTAATAGAACTTTTCAATTGGAAACACCCTGTTTTAAAATTTTCAGCATAATTATTATAAAAATTCTCATTTAATAATAATTCTTCTTTTATATAGATATATAAATCTATAATCATATCATTAATAGTTACACATTCTGCAGATATCTGTGGAGATAACCTAGGTAAAGATGTTGCTACTTCTGTAATCTGTACAGTAAATTCTACACTACTAAGATCTAAAATCCCTACATCATTTAACTTTGTAATAATTGCTATATAATTACCATAGTGTCTTTTATAAAGTTTATCTATAATAATAGGTTCATTACTGATATAATCTTTGTAGATTCTTTTATCATTTTTAAGAAAATAACCTATTTTTTTTATATATACAGCTGCAGTTTTAAGTACTTTTGCTCCCCCTTCATATAATGTAACTTCACCATCTTCACTTTCATCTTTTATTATAGAATCTGTAAATCTGTAACATGTACCTCTGCTTTCCCATAGATCTCTAAAAGGATCCAAATTAAATGGCATATCTAATATAGGTAAAGCAGCTATGTTAGTAGAAATTGTTTCACCATTTTCGTTTATTTCTTCATTTTCTGGCATTTTTATGCTTTTATACTGTTAATATCTATTATTAAATCTCTACTATAAGTTAAATCATTTAAAGTATCTTTTATAGTTTCTTGTAATCGTAAATGACTATCATGTTGAATATAAGAAGTTTTAGCTATTTCAAGTAAAGTTTCTAATTTATCATCTAACCTATCAAATAGTTTAACTAGTTTATCTTCATTAACCATGATTTCAAGACCTCTTTCTAAAGCTTTATTATCATTATCTTGAATATTAATTATAATAGCTTCATTTTCTCTAATAGCTGTTAAATCTTGTAATTCTTCTTTACGTAATTTGCGAACACTTGATTTCTTTACATATTGATGTACAGTAAGAAGAGGCATTTCAGTTGGATAAAGTACTGTGGTAAGGTCTGAATCATTATGTAAATAAGTTACTTTTTGAATATCTCCTTTATTACCGATAAGTTTACCAGTATTAGATAAAGTATTATCTTCTAGTACCATTACTAAATCATTCTCCTTAATCAAATCATCATCTCTGAAACAACTTTTACGCATTTCTACTAATTGACCTTTATATTCTATGAATATATAAGCATCTGAAGTACCTTCAGCTATACTAAGATAGTATTCATCATGTTTTAACTCTATTCGCTGATCTATATCTTTATTATATACATTACAGCTTGATCTTGATCTTAACCAAACATTCTCATATAATTTAGGTACTAAATTTACAGTACTAGTATATTTAATTTCAGATAATAGTTTTGGTGGTTGATGTCTAAGTCTAAGATTATTTAAACCACACATAGCACCTATCCCTAATCCACTATCATCATCGTTATGTCTATCCCAATCAACAGAATTTCTAAATCTTTGTATAGGTTTACTATAAGGTGTATTTTTTATCTTTTTAGACTGAGCTGCTAATATAACACCATCTTTTATAATATAAAGAATATCTTCTTTAAATTCTTTTATCCCTGATAATTCAAAATAATATAATGGCCCTGGCGTAGATGAAATATACATATTTCTTTCTTCATCATAACCTCTATATAGATTTCTTTCTTTATTTCTAAATACATATAAAGTATCAAGTTTAGTAGTATCAGTAATTATAAAAGCAGCAGCTCCGTTAATTTCTGAAATTACTTGAGATATGTTATTACAAGCTGCAATTGAACCTGCAACATAATCACTATCTACATTATATTCTTGAGTAGGTAAATTATACTTAAATGCTAGATCTGTATAATTTCTTAAAGTACCATTATGTGCTAACACATAATTACCTCTTTGAAAAGGATGCGCATTATTCATTTCCTTTTTACCTCCTACGGTAGCATGTCTAACATGTCCTATAAAAATAGTATCTGGAGAGTAATGATCACCATTATCGTAGATTACAAAGTCTGACCCTTTATCTAGAGTCTTTTTAAGTCCATTAATAGGACTGTAGATTCCTGTAGCATCTTCACCTCTTTCAAAAGAGTTCCATGCTATTATTAAATCCATTATTTTTTGGTTCAATTCTGTCTTTCCAGAATAACCTGTTAATCCACACAAATTATACCTCCTTTTAAAATACTTGTTTAATTTTATTAATTTCCTCAATATAAATATTATACTCATCTAATATTTCAAATGCTTGATTTACATTACAATTATTGATAGCGTCTTTTATATCTTGTTCATTTGTAATGCTATAACCTTCATTATAAAAATCTATAGCCATTTGAGTAGTATTATATGCCCAAGATTGTAATTCTTCTGTAGCAGTCCAAAAAGTAGATAATACTCTATATTCAAAACCATATTTAGGTTTTAATCTATAAGTACCTGCTTTACCATAAAGTTTACGTCTTTCAGTATCTGGATCTAAGATAATAGATGATAATCCTAAAAATAAATCCATAACCTTAATTAATTCAAAACTTGTTTGAGGATTATTATTATCATACCCTACATGAATATGACCACCTGCACTACGTAACAATGGATTAACTCTTGAAACTTTATTTGCTTCAAAAGTATATACATCATAATCAGGATCACATCCAAACTCTTGAGCTTGTTCAGATACTAAATCATTTTCATCAAATATAGCTGATCCTACACATTTATAAATTAAACCTCTAGGCTTTAAAATAGTTTCTGCTATGTAATCTTTAACGAATTGAATATCTTCAATGAACATTTTTCTACTTGTAGCAGGTGGAATACAAAATTCAGCCATTACATTATCTTCTTGTAAAAAATGTCCTTTATCTGAAATTGGTAAAGGTTCACTTTTAGTACCTCCTATTAATCCACATACGGGTACAAATTTATTTTGTGATTCTGAGAATAAAAACATTTCTGGATCTGCTCCAATTGTAATATTTTTAACAATTTGTCTAGTCTTTTTCATAAATTAACTTAATCTTTTTGAGTAATAATATATAGTTGATGTATTTCTTTTATTAAAAAATGTATCTATAAGTTTACATTGAGTTTTGCAATAATCTAAAAATGATGGTTCAGATACTGATGCAGGATTATAAAACATATTAGTATATCCTGCTACTTTAGATAATAAAGTTTCAATAGCTATCATAAAAAGGTTATAATCATCTTGAGTATTAAATAATCCTGTATATGAAAAAGAACCTTGTGCAGAAACTAGGTTACTACCTCCAAAATGATGTATTACTACACTACTACAATTATTATATAATTCTTGTATATTGAAACTAATACTTTTAGTAGACATAGTAGAAGTCTTAAAATATATACTGCAAGAACAATTAACATAATTACCACCTACCATATTTGTACAATATACTTCAATATCACTAACATGACCACTTAATACAGTTAATATATCTTGCAGATACTTTTCAAATAATCTTAAACTTCTTATACCAATAAATCCATTGATACCTTTTTTATAAGCATCATCTTTACAATTTTGAAGAACAGTTTCAAGTTCTACTTTCTTATCTTTCTTAACATCTTCAATTACCATAAATTCTATTTTTAATCATTTCATTTAATGCTTCTTCATATTTAACTTTAGTAATATCTCCAAATGAAGGAGCTGATTGCGATTCTACAATAATCCATTCAGGATTAGCTTTAGAACTACCTTGAGTCATTACATCAAATGAACAAATATCAAGGCCTAAAGCATTTTTTGCTTTAATACAATCTTGAACTATAAGATTCCAATTTGCAGGCTTTTTAAAAGCTGGGTTTTCTTCTACAATCCATACAACATTACCATCATCATGACGTTGCCATGTACCTTCAGGTGCTGTATTTTTTAATAGTTTACGACATGTATAAAAACATCCTGCATCAGTTACATGAATACGATATTCTTTTGAATAAGTATAAAATTTTTCAAAGATATAATTACTTAAATCTTTACCTCTCATCCATGCCTCTAACTCTGCTTGTGTATTATGTTTAATATTACCTCTACCTCTAGAACCATATAATGATTTAGATACTATAGGATATGGTAAGTTACCTGATGTATTTGGTGTAGTTCCAGGAGTCGCTGGAGTACCATTCATATAGAAATTTATATGATTAGCATCTACAGTCCACCATTGTGCAGTTTTAACTGCTGCTTCGGTAAAGCATTTCTTCATTAAAAGTTTATTAGCACTATTTTTAATAGCTCCTACTTTATTGATTTCTAATATATTAGCTCTTTCAATAGAAGTTAATTCAGGATATACATCCTCTAAACTTGTAGTACTTCCTAACCTAATTACTACACGTCTTTTATTCAATTTAAGAATACCTCTTAAATAATCATGTGTAGGATGAATAGACCTAATTTGAGGTCTAAAATTTGTAATCTGTTTTACAGTTTTACGCAGTTTTGTAACTGGTTTTCTCTTTAATAATGTCATATTAAACTATTTTTAATTGTTTCTTTGCAATTATATGCATAGTATTATCATAAGAAACTTTATAATAATCTTTAAATGCATGACTTTCTATTTTAACTATAGCCTTTAATGGTAATTTGGTATGTTTATCATTAATTACTTTAGCTGTTTTACCTATCTTAAATGTTCTATCTTTTGGTAAATTATACCCTTTAGTTAAAATATCTAAATCAGGGTAAATAAATTCTAACTCTTCTCCTAAAAATTTATAAGTTCTGTTGTTATAGATAACCTCCACGATATCTCTAACTAACCCATCTTTCTTACTTACAAAATCAAATAATATATCTGCTATATTAAAGCATTCATTTGATTCCATCATTTTCTTCTTAAGCTTACCAAATCCTAATTCAGATGATTTCTTACACTCTTTAACTTTAACAAAGCAATAACGTTTTATTAAATCTATATTTGATTCATAATATTTATCATATAAATCTGGTAAATTTACACTATCATCTATAAATTCTTTTACCCATTTATTATCTTCTTTGGATTTACGTAATATTAATAACTTTTTAACATCAGAATTTAAATATTCATAATTTACATCACCTAAAAATGAAGGATGTACCTCATATAAAGGAACTTCATAACCTTCCAGTGCATTATAAACTTCATATAAAGGCTCTCCTTTAGAATAAGCTCTCCTATATTTAGGTAAGCGATTTCTATCAATTTCAATAGATCTACTTAAATATTCTAATATAACTTTAGAAGGATCTGTTCTAGCTAATCTTATACCATCTTGTAATTCTTTAGGTGATAATATTAATTTAACATTAGATTTATGATATTTTTTAATACCTCTATCTATAGTTATTATTAATTCATTGTTTGTATTAGTTTTTACACTTAAAGGAATTTTACCTTTAAGCTTTGTACAAAATAAATTTAATTCTTCTAATAATCTAGATTGTATACTAGATATTGATTTTATTTCTTCAAAATTCTTAATTTTTTTTCTATTTAAAATATCTTGAAGTTTATCTTCACTATGTGATTTTAATATTGTCCCCATATTTTATTTATTTAGTCCAATGATCTGATATTGTGATATCTGTTAACATAGGTAATTGTAGATTAAAATCTCTTCCAGCCTCTATCATTAAATTTGATTGAATCTTAGAAAATTCTTCTGCAAATTCTTCTTTTACCTCACAATATATAGCATCATGAACAACATGTATTAATTTTACACTATCTTCCAATTTATTATCTAAAATAAATTGTCTTATTTTTACAAGAGCTAATTTTGTAACCAGAGCACCTGTAGCTTGTACAGGACTATTATAGGATGCTCTTGTTATTTCTCCTATAATCTTTTTATCTCTCCATGAATCTAAATTAGGTTTCCACTCAGGAAAATATCTAATATTAGAATAAGGTTTAAATGATCTTATATATCCTTTAGATAGTCCATAATGTGCACAGGTATCTAAATATGATTTTAATTCTTTAGTGGCTTCAAAGTATTGATTAATTAAATCTTTAGCTTCTTCTGTAGTTATAGATAAACTTTTTGATAGTTTATATTCTGACATACCAAAGAGAACGCCAAAATTTATAGTTTTAGCAGCATCTCTATATGTTTTACCACGTAAAAAATCTGGCTTAGTTTTAACTAGACTATCTTCTATATGAAACATTAATTTACATACTTCACTATGTAAATCTTTTCCTTGTATGAAAGTAGCTAACCATAATTCATCTTTACTACCACATGCAGCAATTCGCGCTTCTTGAGCTGCGTAATCTATACCTATAATCTTCCAACCTGGTTCAGCTATAAAACAATTAAGATATTCATTTTTAGCTGGTAAATTTTGTAAATTGGGATTATTACTTGATACCCTAGATGTTTCAAGAATTTGCCAAAATTCAGTATGTATTCTACCAGTATATTTATTAACCCATTTAATAAAATCCTTACCATAAGTACTAATAAGTTTAGCATCTTTTTTATAGTCTATAAATTTCTTTATTATAGGGAATTTATCCTGAAATTTAGATATTTCTTTTTCAGAACTTGATTCTAATGGAATACCCAAAGCATTTATAACCCTTAATACTTGCGTAGGTGAACTCCATTTAATATTTATTGATCTACCTTGTTCTCCAAATATATCTATTTGAATACCATTATTCTTAAATTTAGCTAATTTAGGTTCTTCTAATACCATATTATCTAAATCTAATTCATATTGAGGTAATTTAGATTCTTTAGTTTTAGCTAATTCTAGCCATTTTAAGGTATCTAATTTAAGTCCATTATATTCTATATCAGCTAAAGCTAAACATGCCTTATTTTCAAGATTTAATACATTATTTAAACCTAATTTATCAATCTCTTTCATTTGAGCATCTCTAATAAGAAATAAGCCTTCTACATCCTCTGAACCATAAATTATCTGTTTTTCAGTAAAAGGCTGCCCATTAAGATTTATAAATTGATTTCTAACAGATTTATCTAACGATTTACCTATATATTTCTCTGAAATAGCTCCTAATCCTAATTGCCTATCTTGTAATCCATTAGTAAGTATACATTCTGCTAAAAAAGTATCATATATATTATTAAGAACTATACCTTCCATTTTAAGGAATTTATAATCAAATTTTAAATTTTGACCTATAATAAGTTTATCTTCTAAAATACCTATTAATTTTTTAACATAGTTATTACCTCTAGTATCTATAACATAAGTATCTTTACCATCAGATATCTGTAACATTACTATTTTCTTATTGTGATTAAAAAAACCTTCTGTTTCAGTATCTAATGCTAATTCTTTTTTATCTTTTATCCACTCTAAAAATGATTTATAGTTAGTACGTTTATATAAATTACTTTCTATCAAATCATTATTTCCATCTATAAAGTATTTCATATTACGGTATTAAATTAAACCCCTACAATCAATTATTAGTTCTAGATTGTAAGGGTTTATTGTTTAGTTATTGTGTTGTTCCTTGATCTTCAGTATGTGAATTATCCACGACTGATTCAGTTGGTGTAGTAGCTTCTTCTACTTTAGTTTCAATAGTTTCAATTTGCTTTTGCCTAACTACTTCAATTAATGCTTCACGATAAATACCGCCAGGACGTTTTTTCTTATCAGGATGATTAAATAATTCTTTAAGCTCTTCAAGAGTTAATTTCTTATATTCTTCAATCTTAGTAAAAAACGCATCTCTACGTATTTTTAATATTTGATTCTGTTTACTAATCTTTTTAGCTTTCATAATTGATTAAAATTAATTTGACCTTTTACTAAATACTCAGCTACTTCACAAAATTCTTCTCTTGTTTTAAGACTATTCATAAAGTCTTGTATTCGTTTAGTTTCTTTACTCATAATTTATATGTTTTTAATTAAATAAACGTAGGTTTGCACAACGCCTAACTACGCTTTTATTCGTAATGATCCCTAATGGTATTCTAGACTAGTTATCCCCATTAGGTAAACTTGAAGTGTTTTTTGTACACTATACAAGACTATCTCATGATGATAACTTTGATAGTTTTATGAAATGTTTAATATAGTTCTTTAGTAAAGTATCAATATTCTCTTTACCTACTGGATTAGCTGATTGAATATTGTATAGTGGAAGTTTTAAATTATTTTCAATGCAATAGTTAACAAGCCACTTTGCACAATCAAATCCAGTTAGTTCTTTTTGTTTCAATTTGCGCGATTTTCGTTTTGACATTCCTTTATCTCTGGCAGCTAAAGCAACATCCATTCCAAGATCATGGTCGAAACAAATTGCGTTTGGCAATCCATTTTCATTAATCCATTTAGTAAACTCATTATAAGACTTTACCCATTCTATATGACCTAGTTGTTCAGATGGAATAGGGCTAAATGAAATACCCCAGTGGTTTTCAAAAGGATTTCTAATATCATCTAACCATAATAATGTTTTCATAATACTTTATAATTTAGCTTTTTACTATTTAATTGGTTGGTTAATAAGGACTAATAGAGATATTCAACCTTTAAGCGAAAAATTGGCATGTTACTACCATATTTGAACTTTACTCTATTAATTGGTAGCGGGAGTTGGATTTGAACCAACGACCTTTGGGTTATGAGCCCAACGAGCTACACTCTGCTCTATCCCGCAATAATATAAGTTTGTAGTTTATAGCATATTCTGCCGTAATCTACCGAAGCATTTTCATTCTCCGTATTGTGTTAGTTGCACAAGTTACTTTTGTATAAGGTTACTAAGCTTAATTTTATGTAACAAACCTCTTGTGGAAGTGAGGGGAATCGAACCCCTGTGTTCCAAAATTACTCTTAATCTTTCTACGTGTGTAGTATTTGTTTATCGTCTAATACAGACTAATATATTGTTTATATAACTCCATATACGGAAAGCTAGAACAATAAATAAATCTAACTATTATCTCTTTTCTTTAAGGTATAGACAATGCACCTTCCTGAATTAGGCTGCTAACTCTAATTCTACTTCAGGAGTAGATGTCAATTTAATGACTTTTGCAGAAGCTCTTTTTACAACTGCAAGGACGTCTGCACGTGACCCTACTTCGTTGGTGATTACCACATTTTTAGCATTTATAGCTTGAAATCATAGATTAAAGTGATAGATAACATCTCACTACACGCTTAACTAATAGTATATTTTAGAGTCAAATGGCCTGGATACCACACTCCCTAGTACTTTACTTTTTATTAGCTCTCTTTCAATAATTTACTAAAGAGTTTATTTATTATTTTATATTTTTTAGCAATAGCTAAGGTTAGTATTATATGTATAAAAGTATAACTGACTTGCTCATTGAAGTTGTTGTCGTTTCAATTAGAGTTATTGAAGACTAAACTGTGAGTAGTTTAAATTAATACTTAACCTTTATTAATTATGAATATAAATTTTCATATATATTTATAAAATACTTACCTATATGATCAGATGTTTTCTCATCTTTGTATAAACCGACTCGCCCAAAGAAGTAGTCGCTCCAAATAGAGTAAGTGAAGACCAAACCGCGAGGAGTAATACCAAAATAAGGATAATATCTTTTTTGTGTATTATCTTTTAAATTAACTTTCCAATCTCCATTAAATAGTTTTTCAATTTGTTTAATTTGTTTGTATGGACAAACTTCTTTATCTTCTTTTAAAGCTATACATACTTCATCATATGTTGTTATACTAAATAAATCTAATTTTACTTCTTTATTAGAATTATCTTTAGCTAATTTTCTAATTTTCTCCATTTCTTCAGATACGTATGCTTCTAAAGCATCTAATCTTTTGTTAACTTCTTTATTCATTTTTTAAATATTTATTTCTTAAATTAATACTATTGCAATGTAATAAGTACAACTCAGTAGGATAGTTCAAATTGTAGTTCCAATTGTTGAAGTTCGCTACCTTAGAACTATTCGTGAAATGTACTATATAACTTATTATGAGGCTTTATATCCCCAATAGTCTTCCCAATACTTTTTAAAATTGGTATAATGCTTTCTAGCTAGATTCTCATTTTTAAGGTAAAACCCAGCAGGAGCAAAAAGGATGTCGCGCCAATCGTAGAAGCTCGCCACCCGAGAACTATGCGCGAAATTTAAATATGGCAACCATTTATAGATACTAGTATTCTTCCAATCTAATACTATACCTTCATTATATATCTTAGATACTTTAGGAAGTATATTACAAGCATTAATATATCTTTCATGGACATCTTTGGTATTCTTATCAAAGATGAATAAATCATCTATATCTTCAAGGTTTAAGTATTCAGCCAGTGACTCTTCATCAAATACAATATCAGTAACCTCTTTAGGTTTAAAGAAATCTTTACCATAATTGTCTTCTAGTATTTTTTTCCATTCATTATTAGATGTTTTATACAGGTCTAATGCTTGTTGGTCTGTTAATTTCAATGTTTTCTTCATAAATATTCTGTAATGTTAATTGATTTTACAATAGATTGTTTAGTGTATAATATTTGAAATTTACCTATCTGATAATCAGTAACATTTAACCTTAACACACTAAATCCTAATGATTTAAGTAAAGCTAAATGTTCTGGTTTTATCCAATATTTTACACTAGTTAATGTAGGAAATGCACAAAAATATTCTTTACCATCTTTAATAGGTTGTAGATTTTCTTGCTCAGGATTTTTAAATCCCATAGTATGTCTAGCCCATAAATCTGGAAAATCTTTTTCTCCAAATACATGTCTATTACCTATGATATTACCTTTATTATCCCATAGTTTTTTAAAGAATAGACCATAACCATCTTCATGCTCTATTCTATAACATGTAACTATTTTCATATTACTTAGTATATTCTCGTTCTGTAATAGTATGCTTACCATTTAATCTTTGGTCATATAATTGATACCATTCTCCTACTTTTTTCATACCATCTCCAATATTATGAGTACTATCTATTGGTATGTGTATAGGTATGAAATATAGTATATAATCTATTCTATACAGCCAACATCTAATGTAATTCATATCAACATAATTAATTCTGTTGATTTTATAATAACATGATTTTCTATAAAAGAATAACCATATTATTTCTAATATAAATTTAGTTTTTTTCATAATTATTATTTATTTCTTCTTTAGGTGTTACTAGTTCATAATATTCACTTGCCCAACCCAGTGTAGAATGTTTAAAATATAATGTTGCTCCATTATGTATAATCTTAATAATTTTTCCTTCAAAACCTATTGGCATAATTTTATCATGTCCTCGAACTATAATTCTTCTTACAATATCACCTACTTTAAATTCTTTTTTCATAATTTATATTTTAATTATATATTTGTTATTTATAAATCTAGATTTATATCTAGGATTATTTACAATTTCAGTAGCTATAATAGGATAACATTCTGTACATAAATCATGTTCATATATTTTAGTTACTAAATCTCTTCTATTAAATTCAGCTTTATCTAATAAATCATTTTTATAACATTTACCACATACTTTAGATATCTTATCTTTATTTGGTATTCTTGCATTATATTTATTTCCTTTAGCCATATTTACGGTTATTAAAAATTATGCATTGAGCAACAGTAACTATACATTATAGCTACTGTCACATCAATACATCCCCTATAAAATTGTGTACTATAAGCACACAAAAATATTATTTTATTATGCATCAGTATACATAGTAAATAAGATTGCTTATCTTAATACTATGTATAATAAACTGATGATAACGTTGATAAGTGTGCAGGAGTCGAACCTGCATAATTCAAACTAGTCGAATGTCTTAAGCTTGTTGAAGCCCCATTAGACGAACACTTATACCATATTAGTTATCCATACGAATATATATGGTTAGTCAATAAATCAAAGAACTTTGAATGAACTATTAATCATTCAAAGCCACGCCACTGTTAGTTCTAACTGTAGAACCAACAATAATATTATCGTGAGCAATTAACTCATCAGCTAATTCACCACTAGGGTCAAATTCAGTTGATTGATAGATTTGTTTTCCACCAAGAGTACATGCTTCACCATCTTTACCAGCTGTTTTAGCTGAAAAGCCAGGTTTTTGCTCTAATGATTCGATAACACGAATACGGCCATTTAATTGCATTCCAGCAACTAATGCACCTTTTGCTTTATTAAAATCTTCTTCAGAGATAGATTTTAAAGCAGAGCGAGTTTTTACTTTTGCAACAGCGCTAGACATGTCTACAATTGTTTGTTCTAAACGGATAAAACCATATCGTTTACCGTCTTTTTTACTTACTTCAGCATTTGGAGTAAATACATTACCTGTTTTAGGATTTGCTGTGATTGTTACTTTGTTCATGATTTCTTGTTTTTAATTGTTTATGATATTTGTTTAATTATACATGCATCCAGCATGTTAGGATTGAATTAATACGTAGCACTTATAGCAGTGTAATAGTTATTATTAATATGGTCTATTGGCTAAGGTATGTTATTCAAATATGTTTATTGATAAAATATTGATGATACTCTAGGAAATCTTCTTAGATTATCTAAGTATTTTAAGAATTGATTATATTCTGTATGATTCATATTTTTTACAGAATAAGAATCATGTATATCTTTAATATTACCTTCGTTAGGTTGTTTATTGTTATCTGTTGTTTTCATATTATGTTATTTATAATAGATAACCTACTAGTAGCATCCTACGCATTCCACAGAGAGGAAAGACTTACAAGAATACTACTAATAGGATTAATTGTTATTCAGTACTATTTATACCATTATATGGTTTAGATTCAAAATTATCAATCTTAGGATTATAATATAGTACACCAGCCATTTCATCAGGCCTATCACTATATAAATACATTCCTGTATTTATCTCCCATGTATTATTATAAGGAGCTTTAGTATTTACTAATATTGTTTTTGAATTATATCCAGTATGACTTATTTTAATACAGTACATTTTATCATGTCTAAGATAGACAGAGAACGATTGATTAATACTCATTGTAGATATATTACCACTTTTGATATCAGTTATTTGTATAATAACTCCAGCAGTTTCTTTAGATACATTATCTAAATAAACATTAAATACCATTTTGATATCAGTATCAGTATCGATGTTAGATTTTTTAATATTCTCTACTTTATTTAGAGCACTATCAAATCTATTTTGACCAAATGCTTCAGTTAGCATTAGTGATGCAACTATAACCATCCCGATTATAAGTACATAAGTTTTAGCTTGTTTCATAATTGTAAGTTTTAATTGATTATTTAATTTGTTTAACTTAATTGAATTGTGTATAATATTGCACCTAATGCAAATAATTCTGTTTGTGTATTTGTTACTAATTTATTGTATGCTAGTTCAATACACATTTTGTAATGATGATATTGTTCTTCTTCTGGCATAATAATTGTTTTTAAATTGTTTATAATAATTGTACTGATCTACATATATTATTCCAAATAGCATCTGTTTTAGATAATCCTTGGTTTAGTTTATATGTGTTTGCTTGAATTCTTGAATTAATTGATAGTGTATATACTGGTGTTCCAGTATTTCTATTAATTAATGGTTTACCATTTTTGGTAGTTTTCTGAAATGAATTAGAAGGTAGCATAGTATAGGGGTTTTGGGGTTACAAAGGGGAATATAACAGGCTTTGCACCTGTTTGTAGGTTACTAGATAGATATCTAAAGGTATTAGAACTCTCAATGAGTTAATGTATATCTTCCCAAATAATGGGACAACCTATAAGTAATAAGTTTAGCTGAGCTATGTTTAATAACATAATTAAGTTAGACACTCAGCGCTTGCTTCTATTACATGAAGCTTAATTTATCCATGTGTACTCTGTACACTTATTATAATTGCTAAGGATATGTAACAATTGCTTTTAATAGTATTAATGGCTCCTGATTAGTGGATTTTATATCAATCTGCAGTGTGATATGTATAACTCAATAAACCTGAATCACAGGTGATTTTACTATGTTTTGTACCATTAATTAGTTAATGAGGCCCAGTCTAAGCTTGTGAACTTACTCAATAATTATAATTCCCTTACTTAGTAGTCACACGTCTAGGCGTTTTACATTCAGGCTATTTAAAATTATATATAGAGGGACACCTGGGCGAGCTTTTATTATAAATTCTTTTCTATCCATTTTTTTAACCATCCAAAATTATTAAATGAGTGTGTATGATGATTAAGCATTAATTCTAATAATTTTACTACTTCATTTTTAGTATACATCTTGCTTTGATGAATAATTACCGTATTATCTTGTCTTGTTTTGATTTTCCACATCTGAGATAAATCATCACCATCCTCTAATAAAGTATTAGCTTCTAACTCTAAATCAACTTCAGTAATAGGATTACCTTCATTATAAGCTTTAATATATGCTTTGATGAATGATTCTGGAAGTTGAGCTAACTGTTGTAAACCCTTTAGTTTAATACCAATATCTTTAGTTGATTCATAATAAAGAGATTTATCTGTTGTAGTTACTATTTTCTTATATCTATTTGAAGTCATATTAAAGAAATCAACATTATTTTTATTGGGAGCCAGCAATAATGCTTTTCTATAATTATCATATACCCAATCACCTTCTTTAATTTCATCATCTGATAAGATGTAGAGATGTTGACCTTGCCATATATTGTTTGAATTTACATTATGACAATTTGGATGTGAAATACTTAATTTTTTATTACTACCTTGTAGCATTAATTGAGAGTCTTCTATTTTGTTAGTAGAAAGTATAACTACTTTGAATGTTTTTTTCATTTGTTCTTGTTTTAAGTTAATGAATAATATAATAGTCCATAGTGTTTAGCCGCTCTTAGAAACCTCACCAGCTTTCCCAGAGTATTGGTTTTTTCTAATTAAGCATGCACTATAGTCTATTATTTAATATTTTATTCCCTCTGCACTCAGTTGTAATAAACCTGTCATTCCACAGTCAGCTCATTCCAGCCTACATATTACAACTGCCTCAT